GGGAAGTGCAAGTTAATACTTTCAAACCTGCCCTTTAAAATTTGCGAGGTGTTCTTTCGAACACTTCGTTTGTTATAGGGGTGTTCGAAAAGGACGCTCGCACGTCCTGTAAGATATATATATGTGTATGTATATTTTTATTTGTTTTTGTTTTGTTTTATTTGTTCGTTCAATTTTTCCTCAAGGGGGTGCTGGCATTCGGAAGGCAGCTGCTCCTCTAAAATTGAAAAAAGAGAAGTCTTCAGCGATAAACATTGATTCTTTAACGGCGATTAAGCCATTCCATGCGCTGAAGTTGAGGTGACGATCAGGTGCATTGGTAGGAGCACCCATAGCATAATCGTAAAGAAAAGGCGAAGAGTAAGGAAATTTAACAACGCCAGTGGGATTCACTCTGCTATCAATCACTTCAGTTCCGGACTTTCCGGAAAATTCTGCGTAAGCTGGACTGTAACAGCGACTGAATTCAACGCTACCGTCTCCTTTAATGTGGTACACGTAGCATAGGCCGCCGCGTCTGGAGGTATAGCATCTTTGCATATACTGGTACAAGCAAAAGGAAGGTATATCAGTGAACAAGTAGTCCTTGATTGCTGCCGTCGCCAAATTACCTGGAGATGCAGCAAACCTGTATTCATGCACTGGAACCGCAATTTTCATCAAACTGCGAAAACTCTGCATATGCTCACCTGCCAGTATTGCGGGGACGTCATCAGTCGAAAATTTGCTTCCAAAAGTAAACCATTTGTTCTCCTCTGGTTCATCAGCCTCTACCCTCATTCTCCTACCAGAATATATGAGAGTATAGTATCCGGCAATCCCGCCCACAGCGTTTACTGCAAAATTGGTAGCCCCTTCGTGGGCAATGCATAACGTTGACGTGAATTTGTTCGGATACTGTGGAGTACTGACTTTGGTTTGTGTCGCTCCGTCCTGTGTCCAGGTGACCGTTAGTTCTCCCTGGTGAAAGAACACTACTGGTACGACTACAATCCATGGTGTAAATGCAAATACCGTAGCAACTTTCGTCGCGATTTCAGGGAGAGAATGTACTCCTGTAATTCCTTGGTCCGTAGTATTGGTGTGGGGTGCCCAGGCTTCAGCGGGAAAAGTGTAACCTGTCCCCACCCCATTCCAAGTGAAACTGTACCCATACGGGAGATCCGTTTGCGCACTAGTTACATAGATAGGAACTGCGGGATCATCTGGGTAGAATGTCTGATATAGCTCGCAGCCATTGCAGGCACCTGTATCATCAACATAGGAATAGAAACCGCCTCCACCATTCTGTGTCAGAGGGCCGTTGTCGTCCTCCAAAGTCCCAGTTGAGTATCCCACAATTGTCATCTTACGCCTACTCAATGAGCCAACTGAGTACTGGCTTAGAGTATAGTCTCCAACTACGGTGTTTGACAACACTTTTGTCCAATTAGCACCTATAGATCCTGAATCAGGTTGGAAATAACTATCTCCGTAATCCACCACTGTCGTGATAGGAACACTAGTGGTAACCAAGTTTCTATCCTCACAGACACTGGTCGACGGCTGAGAACTAACTAGTGTGCTGGGCATCGACGATGGTTTTTGAGAACTTACGCGAGTAGGGACAGAAGATATCTGAGTAGGTTCAATAGACTCATTGATGCTAGGCATGTTGGATGGATTTTTACTTAGAAAACTCGGTAGCCAAGATGGTGCACTGGCAGTGCTTGGAGTTTGGGAGGCAACTGCCGAAGGAGCATTGGAAATTGGAGGAGCAGTATTCGGTGCCAGGGATCCCGGGAAGACAGTCGGTCCTGTCGTCAGCTCCCGCGGAGGAGCTAAAAACACAGTGGTTTCTCCCAATTCCGCACATATGGGCATAGTTTCACAGTCCGCGGCGAGAGGGATAGGATAGTTGATCAGTGGCTTGACTTTTGTTACACTAGGAGACCCAAGAATAGGTTCCATTCCGTCATTCCAGACTTGTCCGCCATGATAGTCGAAAAACTTGATATTGGCTCCACACCGTGATTCAACTATTAAGCTGAAGGTAACGTCCTTGCCCACGCTAGTAGTAATTGGCTGATGGATTAGGACTCGCAGTGCGCCGTTATGCAAGTCAGTCATTCCCAATCCAATGTCTTTCCATTGCTCACCAATCTGAGGGAGGGGGCCAAGAGTTGTCAAGGCAGGTAAAGCACTGCCCCAATTGACTTCCATTTCCCACTGTCTGGTTTCTGCCAAATTGATCATAACTGTTTCCGTGGAATTGGTGTACAAAACATCTTGATCCTTTGCCGCATGGGTGAAGCACAGCGGATCCCAAGACATCATCAACCAACCAGATATGTTGGTGGTGGACACCAGAGTCATGCGGTACTGCATCGTTCCTACCCAATGGTTGAAAAACATGGAAGGCACTGCACAGGAGGCGGGTTGTACGACTGTGTCTGATCGAAGGAACACAGACGGAGTCACATTTTGGGCATATATCTCAGCACCAGCATTCGAAGACGATGATACCTCAGCCACAGCTATAATTGAATATTTCTGTGTGTACATGGCCATAGACAACTCATCCGTATCGATGCCCATGTGCTTGCCTCCAATAGATACATTCTGGGCTGGATCTGGAGATATCACTTTAGTAGGAAGTTTTCCGCGTATATTTGCATGGCCAGTAATAGTACTTGGAGCTTGTGGACTCTCACCAACCAACGCCGGTTTTGAGAACCCTAACTTGTGGGCTGCTCCTCCCACAGCATTGGCTATCTTGGCGGGCAGAGCTAGACCGCCCAACCCAGGAATAGTGGATATTTTTGCCAGGCCTACGCTGAGTGCAGTTGCTCCGCCCGAAAAGGATTCTACCGGATTCTCCTCAACTTCCACCTGAAAACTGCTGCCAAAGTATTGATACGATCCCGGGCCTGCTTGGAATGCACTGGTGGCACCGTAAGTTTTCAAATTCACGTACTCCATGAACATCGCGACATGAATGGTGGGTGTTGTGTCAAAGGCAGACACGAGTGGAGATAAGCATTTTATGCGCACGGTTGGGAGCAAGTCAAACACATCAGTATCGTTGACATGCACGAAATTCACTTTATGGAACCAAGGAACAGTCATTGTAAAAATGCCGTCTCCATTCCCTGCTATCATTATTAGATGTTGTCGTTGAGACCATGCACAATTCCGCTGATAATCACTGATTTCCACCTCATCTGAGGATAGGCCTCCGTCCGGGTAGTGAAAGACAGTTGCTAAGAGAGAACCAGCCACCGTCGCAGGAGCACTGATGGCAAATGTTATCTTGATGTCTGCGCGGTATCCTGCAACGTGCTGGAGACGATTCTGCAAAATGGGCATCGTCGACATCATGCTGTAGGGTTGCAAGGGAACGACAGTTAATCCTCCAATCAGGTTCTCTGTCCAAGATAGAGAAGGAAATTGCTGCCTTCGCATCAGCATATTTTCCGCCGTACTCCTTGGGTCTAGAGGGAGGTCATCCAGCAGTTGTCGCTTGATCTCACTTCTGGATTCGTCTGTGACGCCTTGATCAATCACATTGATGATCTGTTCGTCTTGGCCGTCTGGGGCTATCGCTTCTGATTCTGTCTTGAAACCATTAATTTCACAGTCAAATATCAATCTCGCTTCTTTCTTTTTGACTAATAAGTCTTTGATTTCATGTTTGTCAGCGCAAGCCAGATACTCTTCCCGAGTTATGTTCTTGAGTTCAGACATCATTGAATCATCAATTGCATCATACTCTCGAATCAGATCCATTCCGAGTTCTGAGTTCTGTACCAACCTGGGTTGGTTTTGGAAACCTCCAATTTTTGCCAACTCTTTGACGGTGCGGGCATCGTAGTCGTCATGTAGTTCAGAGCAGTATGGCATGTCTATCTCTGCGAAGTACTTCAACAACCTGTCTCTCATGCAATCATAGGCTTGTCTTCCTCCGTAGTAAGTTTCCATCAAAACTGATCGAGTCAGGTCAGCATTGTACTCATCATAAGTAATGGATTTAGAAGGGAGAAATAAGTGAAAGGATTTCAGATAAGACTCTGGGCCAACCACATTGACATTCATGCCAGTTTCCTCGTGGTAATGAGTAACTGAACTCAAGAAAGAAGATTTTGCTGCATGCATGAAACCTGGGGGGCCGTTCTTCGCAGAATTGGTGATGGTCAAACCCATCATAGCACAAGTTTTCTGCAAGTGTTCGGGTGTCCACCCATGTTGTCGAATCTCTTTGGAACAGGCTCCTTTGAGATCATCTCCCAGCGTACCAATGCGGAAGTGATCGGTGAATTCTCCTTTAAAACCGGTTTCTCCGCAATACATGATGAAACTACACCGCATGAGAATAGACGTATGTTCTCCGTTACCAAGTGCCGTCCACAGGATCCCAGAAAGGAATAGGTTCATGAGAGTCACAATGTATCCTCCGACATTGACCATGGGAGCGATCGTCAGGGCTGCCACTTTGGTAAGGTGATCTATATCAGTAGGGTCCCATCCACAAGTTCGTGCTATTTCTCGGAACACTCGAGTGCTGCTCATTTTCAACCAAGTGTTCTGGTGCATATCGAATTCCTTGAAATCTCCATCAAACACGTTGTCGATAAAATTTGGGTCGAAGAAAGAACTGATAAAAGGGTACCAGTCAGGGCCCAAGCGATTGAGCCCGATAGCAGTCTCGGCTTCAACAGGATTCGAGCTCCAAATTTGCATTATGGCTGCCAGATTCTCACTAGCTAGCAAATACTCGCATATGCCCACATTATTGAACATCCTAGCCAATAGCATATTTTGCAACTTCACCGCTTCGTCTTTCAAACAACCAGTAGTCACCGTTCCGGAAGTCGATCCAGACCACACACGTGTACGTACCTCATCCATTGTTGCACGCAATTCCGGTTTCAACGTGAGTACTCCTTCCGAATCTTCATCGAAATATTCACCTTTGCTCATGTTGCCCGGCCAGCCTCCGGAAGTACTAGTTTTGGCGCGGCACAATGGGGTTCCTTCTATCCCATTCAGAGTCTCCTTTTCCGTCAGTGGGCGATTCAAAGGCAAATTGGGGTATTTTTCTTGAGTTTTCTT